CCGATCTGTGATTGCCGAGCATGATGGCGAGCCCGGCAAGGTTGACGCGCTTCGGTCGATGGCAACTAAAAACCGAGCCGAGTATTTTCAGCGTGTCCATACCCCCGTGAACCGGGCAGTTGCCGACCTAGTCTTCGCGGACTTCGAGTCGACTGTCAGAGAAATGGTTGATAATCACGGAAAGTGTTCCGATATGAACATTGACAAGCACTGCTCATGGTGCGACTATGAACCTCTCTGCCGAGCGAAACTGCAAGGCTTGGACGTTGACTACATCAAAGAAAGGGAATTTACCGATGGCACGAAAGCCAAGCAGAACGACGCGAACAGCAACGACGAAAAGCCGCCCGTCCACACGGTCGACCACGCGCAGGTCGTCCGCCAGCAAAACCCCGCCCCTACCCGTAAAAAAGGCAAGTGAGATGAACAAGCCGCGTTCATGGGTGATTTATGGTCGCGCTGGTTCTGGCAAGACAACACTCGGCGGCTCTTTTCCTGGTCCGATCCTGCTACTCGACTGCAAGGACGAGGGTACTGACAGTGTGTCCGACATCGAAGACATCGACGTGATGGAAATTCGAGAATGGGAAGATATTGAGCATGCCTATTGGTGGCTTGTTCAAAACCCAGGCAAGTACAAAACTGTCATCATCGACACGGTCACCCAGCTTCAACAGATCGTGGTTGAGGAAGTCGGCAGCAAAAAAGCCGAAAAAGCTGGTAAGGCTGTGGGTGACTGGGGCACGATGACGAAAGGCGACTGGGGCGACGTGGCCTCACGCCTGAAAACCTGGATCACCAACTTTCGGGACCTCCCTATGGAAGTCCTGTTCATCGCCCAGGACCGGACGTTCAACGTCGGGGAGGACGGCGATACCGATGGCATGATCGACCCGGAGATAGGCCCACGCCTGTCGCCTTCGGTCATGTCTCACCTGTGCGCAGCCGTGAGTGTTATCGGCAACACGTTTGTTCGGACTCGCACGGTCAAAACGAAAATCAAGGGACGTACTCGAGAAAAGGAGGTGACAGAGTATTGTCTTCGACTGGGGCCTAGCGCCTCGTATATAACGAAATTCAGGAAGCCTAAGCAGATCGCTTTGCCTGACTTCCTGGTCGACCCAAACTACGAGGAAATCCTCGAAACCATCAAAGGAGATAAATGATGGCACGACGCAATACGCGCAGCAAGACGAAACGCACAGCATCCTTCGCCGGCGTCGGCAAAGGGTTCGCCGATGGCCTCGAGTACCTGGTCAAGGTGAAAGAGTGCACGGTCGAAGACGGTGAGTCCGGCCCCTACTACAGCATGAAGCTGGAAGGCACGGGCGAGTTTGAAGGCTCGATCATGTACCACAACGCATCTCTTTCTCCGGCTGCCCTGTGGAAAACTCGGGACATCTTCGCCGCCTTTCTGGGGGAGGAGAACATTCCCGAAGACGAGTTCGACGTAGACGAGTATGCTGACGAGTTCGTGGGCAAGGTCGCTATGTGCTCGACGTTCAAGGATACCTACAACGGCCAATCGCGTATCAAACCCGAGGACTTTTGGCCTGCCGAAGAAGGAGACGAAGGCGAAGCCGCCGGCGGTGGTGAAAAAATCGACCTGGACGACATCGACGATGCCGACATCAAGAAGCTCGGCAAAGCTATGGGCATCAAGTCCAAACGCGCATCGACTATCCGCGAGGAACTGGCCGACGCCGACGAAGATGAGCTGGTCGAGGCTATGCAAGAACTCGGTCTTGTCGAAAGCGAAGAACAGGACGAGGGTGACAGCGAGGGGTTCGACCTCGACGAGGCCAGCGATGATGACATCAAGGCGGTCGCTGAAGCCGCCGGCATCAAGGTTACCGCGAAGTCCCGCGTCAACACGCTGAAGAAGAAGCTGGCCGAACTTGACGAGGACGAGCTGGCCGAGGCTGTCGAAGAAGCGGGGCTCGATGAAAAAAGCGACTCCGCTGGCGAAGGCTCTGAGATTTCTGCTGACGACATCAGCAGTATGAACCAGGACGAGCTCGAAGAACTGGTCGAGGAACACGAACTCGACGTGGACCTGGATGGCTTCAAGACGCTGCGCAAAAAGCGTACTGCGGTCATCGACGCCGCGGAAGAAGCCGGTATCCTCGCCGACGACTGAAAGGAGGATAGCCCCGACTGGTATTGGCATGACCGATGGCAGGAATGGGTCTATATTCCTTTTTAACTGGCGGGGCCTTGTGCCCCGTCTTTTTTATCCACAGGTGAAGCTATGTCCAAGCAACCCGAGTCACGACTTCAAAAGTCTATTCAAGACCACCTGCGCAAAACTGTCGGGGGTTGGTGGTTTAAGGTGTGGGGAGGTCCTTTCACGCCTGCCGGTATTCCTGACTTGATCGGTTGTGTGGACGGTATGTTCTTTGCCCTTGAAGTAAAGCTGCCGAAGAAGTCATCAAAGCCTTCGGCGATCCAGCTTGAGACCATCAGAGACATCGTTATGAAAGGAGGAGGCTGTGCCACAATCGTCCGAAGCAAAGAAGAAGCCGAAGCCGTCGTCATTGAAGCTTTGGCCCGAGCAGCAAGCCGTTTACAAGTTCGCCGTCTCACGCGACGCCACCGCGATGTTTTGCGAACAGCGTACCGGAAAGACTTACGTCACGCTAGCCCTCCTTCGCAAACTCGCCGGCGATCCCATCAATCTCGAAACGGGTAAAGGCAACGACTTTTGTGGCCTGCTTGTCACGCTGCTCACCAATCGTGATAGCACCTGGCTTGACGGCATTCGACAGTTCCTCCCGTGGTTGAACGTCACGAGTGACTGGGAGGAGTTCAAGAAACTGCCCAATCCTCGCGTTCTATTGATCCATTATGAGATGTTACCAAAGCTCATCAAGCGGCTGGTCAAGTATAGCAAGTTCAACTGGGCTTGTGTCGATGAAGCTCAGCGAATTGCAAACCGAGGCAACGGCGCATCACGCGCAATGGCGCGCCTCAGCTGGATCGAACGTCGGTTGGTGTTAACCGGTACTCCACAGGAAGTTCGTGAAACCGACTACTTTGGCATATTCAAGTTTCTCGATCCAGACGTGTTTGGCAACAACTGGTCTAAGTTCGAGAAGTACTTCATGCAGTGGCCTCAGGTTGACTTCGACAACGCGCCGCCTGGATCAGCCCTGTGGCAAAAGAAAGTATTGCAGCAACGCATCCTAAAGAATAAGGCCACGTTTCGCGAAGAGCGACGGCAGGAGTTTATCGGCCTGCTCAAGCCCTATTGCATTCGCCTGACTCAGGCTGATGTTGGGATCAAGGCTTCGAAAGTTCACAAGGTGTTAGTCGACATGACACGCGAGCAGGAGCGTTGCTATCGTGAAATGCTCGAGCAGTCGTTCACGTTCCTGCCTCGCAGGTCGCGCACAACGAAGCGTAGGCGCGTCCTAGCAGAACTCGTGATAACGAACATAGCGAAACGCAGACAGATCGCTACTGGCTTCGTTTATGACGACGACGAGCGTCTGCATGACCTCGGCGACATCAAGCTGAGGAAAACACTCGAGCTGGTCGATAAGCTACCCAAGCCCATTGTCGTGTTCACAGCCTTTCGTCCGGACAACGATTTAGTGTATGAGGCGTTGGTGGCTGAAGGCTATGACGTGGTACAAGTCAATGGTTCAACGAAAAAACAGCATCGACCACAGATATGGCGTGACTTCCAGAGAGCACAATATGATATTGCAGTTGTGCAAGTAAGGACGGGAGGCGCAGGCGTTGACCTGTGGAAGTCAAGTAACGCCATCGTGTATAGTATGACGCATTCCTATCGTGACTGGGATCAGATGAAAGCTCGATTGTCGGCAAAGTCAAAAAGTCGGCCGCCAGAGTTTTATGTCCTATGCTCGAAAAACACTATTGACGAGGACCTGTTCGATCTTGTAATAGTTAAAAAGTTCAATACTGAACGGACACTGAAACACTTGAAACGAGGAATGAAAACATGGCCCCCAGCAAAGCGAAAGCAACCGAAGCCGAAACGAAAGCTCCGGCGAAGGAAGAACCCAAATACGGCGTGAACGAATTGGTCGAAGCGACTGGTCTGCAGGCTGCATCTGTCCGTGTCGCCCTTCGTGAGCTCGGCGTCGAAAAAGGTTTCGGCAACAAATATGGCTGGAACACGAAGAAGGATTTCGACGAGGTGGTCAAGGCGATGAAAGAACGCTCCGCCAAGCGTGTCGCCCAACCGAATACCGAAACCGACGAAAAACCCGCCGCGAAGGGCAAGGCCGCCGCAAAATCGACCAAGGCCACCGAGAC